GGAGAAATTAAGGAGGAATGGTTGGATAGAAGCTTGGAGACATAGGAATAGAACAACCATCAAATATTCTATATTCAAAACCTCCTTTAAGTGTTCACACTTAATAAGTAGAATTTACAGAATACTACTTGGTGAAGAGGATATACCAACCTCTGAGAATAGTATTTTTTTTAGTAACAAGTCATACACCGATAAGGTAATGAATAAGTCTATCGATGATATGATAAAAGATAACGAAAGATGATTGGAAAATTTATAGGTGGCTTATTCGGCAAAGTAGTAGACAATGCAGAAGGAATACTTGACAAAGTTATTACAACAGACAAGGAAAGAGATGAAGCAAAGCTTGCTCTTAGACGTTTGTTACTTGAAGCCGAAACTGAAGCTTTCAACAAAGAGGTCGAAGATAGAAAGAGCGCACGTGATATGTATAAAGACGATGCGCTTATTCAAAAAATCCTTGCCACACTTTTCACGGTGGCTTATTTTGGATTAAGCTTTATGATGTTTAGAGTATTTGTAATGGGAGATCTAGATCTTGGAGAATTTGAGATAAGTTTTATCTCTACAATATTTGGCGCTATGAGCGCAAAAGTTAATACGGTAGTCGATTTCTTTTTCGGCGGATCGTCAAAAAAGAATGAACAAACTAAATAACAAATAAAAATGGGAATAAATTCAACAGAGGTAGCATACCAATTTGGTCAACACGGTAGTGGACACACTAAAACTGCGGCTAACACCTTGTATGCTCCGACAGGTAAAGTAATAGTAGCAATAGCAATGTTAGACAACGTTTCTTTTAGCGCGTTAACTGATGATCGATCCTTTTATAGATTAACAACAGACGCTGATACAGAAGATGGTGTTGCTTTCTTTGGAACAACGACACCAGTATTACCAAACGGTGAAGATAATGATGGAGATGCTGTAGTATCTGAAGCGGTAGTAAATACCGTTGTTTTTCCAAAAGGATTAACAATATATGGAAGGTGGACTAACGTTTCTTTACAAGCTGATTCAACTCATGGTATAATAGTGTATTACGGTCCAGAATAATGTTAGGTAACACAATATCACCAAGATTTACTACAAAAACAGGTGTCCACTTCGATGGAGCTGCAGGTGCGTGTTTTTCTAGTGCTGGAGACCCTAAGGCTTTCGTAGGTGGTTTATCTACTTCAACCGACATGTCTATATCATTTTGGTTTGTGCCTTATGATGAAAATTCAACGACGGGTGCTGTTATGGGTGGAAAAGGTGTAACTCCATACGCTAATGACAAATGGTGGCTCAAGGTTAATAGTTCTGCTGATAGATTAGAATTTCAAGCTTACGATAACGGTGTTGGAAAAATGCTTTGCTACACAGATTCTAATAGCTTAGATGCTCACTACGGTAAATGGACACATGTTCTTTTTACTTGGGACTTTAGTGATGGGACTGGTAATAATTCGACGGGTGCAGGTAAGTTTTATATAAATGGATCTTTAGTTGATACTGATACAACCTCGTGTACATCAGCTGCTATAATAATACAGGATAAAGCAAACCCATTTAGCATTGGTAGTGTTGGAACAGATAGGGTTAAAATGGATTTAGCTCAACTTGGTGTTTGGCACAATGTTGTTTTAAACGCTGATGATGCAACAGCTTTATATAACGTTGGAATAGAGGGGGACTGGAGAAAAACTAGTGGTAATTATGACGTGGCTGATGTAGCTAATTTAGATATGTACTACGTTTTTGACGCTAACAATACAAGGTTTGTTACTGGTAACGCAGATCCAAATGGACTTACTATATACAACAAACATCTATTTAAAAATCTAGCAGTATCTCATTCAGAAGAAAATGTCTTAACAGCTAATCACTGGGCTACAGGTCAAGGTTATACAGGCGTACCTTTTTCTGGAACTACAGAATCTATAGATGATGGTGCTTATAAAATCACTGGTCACAATGGTAACTTTGCTATTTTTGGTCACATAGTGTTAACAGATATAGTTAGTGATAGTGCACCTACTACATCTAGTACTTTATACATAATAGATTGGGAATATAAAATTACAGCTGGCGTTGGAGCGTTAGTGAGTCTTGGTGGTAGCGCGTATGGTGGCACAGAAAACGGTGAGTTTAAAAGGAATGTTGATGTTATAAAGATGACAAGAAGTGATGCTACACTTGGTTTTGGTGGTGCGGGAGATACAAATGATTTTATTGTTATGTACTCTGGTGGCCACGACTCAAACACCACCTGTCACATAAAGATTAATACAATGAGAAAATTTAAAGGAGTGTATAGCTCTACAAAGTTAGATACTGTAAGTTTATATTAGAATGAAAAAATATATTATATTAGATACTTCAGATCACCTAAATATAAGCGGTGATTTTATGATATGGAAAAACCCAGGTTTAAATATACCTCCTGAGTACGCACCAATTAATAATGATAAAACAAAAATTGTTGGTATTTTCAATAAAAAACCAGATTGGGTTACAACAGAAAAATTGTATGACAACAGTGAAATATTAGAAGAATTAAAAAAAGAAGAGTGGATAACAGAATAATAATTAAATAAAATTAAATATAATGGCAAAAACAAAAACAAAAGAAAAAGAAATAGATTTAAAAGTTAAATTAGATAGAATAAGTGAAGAGGATTTATCTCAGTTACAAAAAATAGTAAACACAATTAACAGTATCCAATTTAATATCGGTAAAATAGAATCTCAAAAACATGGATTACTACACGATTTAGCCTTATCTCAAGATCAAGTAGCTATAATGCAAGATCGTCTAATGAAAGAGTATGGTAGTTACGATGTTAATTTGAATGATGGAACTATTAACTGGCCTAAGGAAAAGGAAGATGAAAAATAATATAATTAGAAAGATAACCATAGGTAAAGACTATAAAAACGATTCCATGCATTATGCTGTAGATCAAGAAGTTTATGGTGGACATCAAATATGTGATATAATAGAAGAGGAAGATAAATACTCTATTTATATTAAAAAAGAACAAGTAGTTATACCTTGGAAAGACTTTAATAAAAATATGGCTATATCAGTTGAGTATAATTTAGAATACTAATGAAAGCTTATAAGGAGTTTATAGTATCACCTATTGGTGAGCGCTATAATAATTCTAAAAAAATTGATGATAAAGAATTAATACTTAATACAGAAATATTTAATCATCAGTATATAAATAGATTAGCAAAGGTAATCGCTACTCCACTATTATTTCAATCACCCATAAATGTGGGTGATGAAGTAATAGTTCATCACAATGTTTTTAGAAGATGGCTAGACGTTAAAGGTGTAGAACGAAACAGTAGATCTTACTGGAAAGAAAATAAATATATAATATCTTTAGATCAAATTTTTCTACACAATAAAAAAGCTATGCCGGGTTATAGTTTTGTTAAACCAATAAAATCAACAAACCCATATCACTATAGGTTGAACCTAGATATAGAAAAACCACTAGTTGGTATTATTAAATATTCAGATGGGACTTTTAGTAAAAACGAGTTAGTTGGATTTGAGCCAAGTAGTGAGTATGAGTTTGTTATAAATGGTGAAAGACTGTATAGGGTTTTAAATAAATTTATTACAATTAAATATGAATATCAAGGAAACGAAGAAGAATATAATCCAAGCTGGGCACAAAGCAGTTGAAGAACTAATTAAAGTTGCTAGAGAAGAAATAGTAGACTCAGACGAAGATATATCAGCTGATAGACTAAAGAATGCTGCGGCTACTAAGAAGTTGGCTATATTCGATGCGTTTGAAATATTAAATAGAATCCACGAAGAAGAAAATATGCTTGAAGGTAAACCTATAGAGGATGAAAAGAAAGCTGCTTTTAAAGGATTTGCAGAAGGAAGATCTAGATAATGTACGAGCAAAGTTTATACAAGGTTGTAGAACCTATTAAAATAAACACTATTAAAAGACTTAATAAGTCTAAGAAGTGGAAATACGGTTACAATAAAGAAGCTGATATAGTTTCTATATCAAAAACCGGTATGATAGGTGAGGTTATAGAAATACAAGGATTTCAAATAGCATTACCAAAACAACCTAAGGAAATATATTCTTGTAGTAAAAAGAAAGAGGAGCAAAAGTGGAAACAATTTCCACCTAATCCTGAGTTTAAAAGAATAAAAACTGTATTTGATTGGCAAGAGTATCCTGATGATTTTAAAGAAAAACATTATGGATATATAGATGAGGAATTTAAAAGGAGAGAAGAGGGTTTTTGGTTTATGAACAATGGTAAACCAACATACATAACGGGGACACATTATATGTATTTACAATGGAGCAAAATAGATGTTGGTGCTCCAGATTATAGAGAGGCTAATAGATTGTTCTTTATATTTTGGGAAGCTTGTAAAGCAGATAGTAGAAGTTACGGAATGTGTTATTTAAAAAATAGACGTTCTGGTTTTTCTTTTATGAGTTCAGCTGAAACAGTTCATCAAGCAACATTAGCAAGTGACAGTAGATTCGGTATATTATCTAAAACTGGTGCTGATGCTAAGAAGATGTTTACTGACAAAGTAGTACCAATTAGTATTAATTATCCATTCTTCTTTAAACCAATACAAGACGGTATGGATCGTCCAAAATCTGAATTAGCGTATAGAGTTCCTGCTAAAAAGTTTACTCGTAAAAAAATGAGAGAACGTGAAGAAATAGATGACATGCAAGGACTTGATACAACTATTGATTGGAAAAACACAGGTGATAATAGTTATGATGGTGAAAAGTTAAACCTACTAGTTCACGATGAGAGTGGTAAATGGGAAAGACCTGATAATATAAAAAACAACTGGAGAGTTACAAAAACTTGTTTAAGATTAGGTAGTAGAATAGTTGGTAAATGTATGATGGGTTCAACTAGTAATGCTTTAGATAAAGGTGGGGATAATTTCAAGAACTTATATAATGATTCAGATGTCACGAGAAGAAATAGAAATGGACAAACTAAGTCGGGACTATATTCTCTGTTTATTCCTATGGAATGGAATTACGAAGGATTCATTGATGAATTCGGACAACCTGTTTTCAATACTCCGAAAGAACAAACATTTGATCCACATGGAGTAGAAATAGATCAAGGTGTTATAGACCACTGGAATAATGAAGCTGAAGGATTAAAAGAAGATCAAGATGCTTTGAATGAATTTTATCGCCAGTTTCCAAGAACAGAAGAACACGCGTTTAGAGATGAAACTAAAAATAGTCTATTTAATTTAGTTAAGATATACGAGCAAATAGATTACAATGATGAAAATAGGAGTGTATCAACAATAAACACAGGTAATTTTCAATGGGTTGGTGGAGTTAAAGATACTAGTGTTGATTTTTATCCAGATCCAAATGGTAGATTTAAGGTTAGTTGGGTTCCTGTTAAAAGGTTGCAAAATAACGTTATATTAAAAAATGGCGTAAAATATCCAGGCAATGAACACATGGGAGCTTTTGGTTGTGACTCGTATGATATATCTGGAACTGTAGATAAAAGAGGATCAAAAGGAGCTTTACATGGATTGACTAAATTTTCTATGGAAGATGCTCCAGCAAATAGTTTTTTTCTTGAGTATATAGCTAGAC